GTAGCGGATGTCCTGCCGCACCCCGATCAGGCAGTACTGCCATGCGCCGGTCACGAAGTTGAACGACCCGTCCAGCGACATCTGCACGAACGAGCCGGGCACCCCGTAGATGCTGGCGTTGGCGTCCGATCCGGCCTGCGGCGGGCCGAGCAGCAGGGAACCGTCATCGGCCCGGACCCCGCGCAGCAGGCCACGCACGCCGACGTCGGCGGCCGAGCCGGTGACGTTCAGGCCCTGGACCTCGACCAGGCTCATGGCGTTGTTGACGGTGTCGATCACGTCGCGGCCCGCCGTGGCGACGGCAGCGACACCCGAGATCCCGCCCGGCGGGAACGACGCGGGGGCGCCCTCACCGAACAGCACCGCATTGTCCAGCGACACGGCGATGGCCTGGGCGAGCAACGGCCGGCAGTAGGTCCACAGGTTGATCGAGGAGTCCTCCACCATCGCATCGGGGATCGCGATGACCGCCGCGATCTCCTCGGCGGTGATCGAGGTGACGTCCAGGCCGATGGTGGTGTACGGCTTGCGGGACCCGTACGGCGCATTCGCCCACGCCGCCTTCGGGAACGTCTTCGGGATGGGCATCTCGTTGACGCGGGTGCCCATCGGCAGCCGCGTCCCGAGCGAGAGGACCGCCGACTGCTGGAGCGTCTCCTGGATGATCTGCGTGGAGAACTGCGGCGGGATGACGTTGGTGAAGTCAGACGGCGCGAACGCTGGGGTTGTCACGGTGGCTCATTTCGGCAGGCGGGATGTGCCCCGCCTTTCCGCGCCACCTGGCCGGGCGCCGCATCGCGCCGCACGCCCGCCGGGCCTTAGCATCGCGCCTCGTGAAGCGCCCGGATTCGGGTACCGGCTGCCGCCGCATCGCGCCGCACGGCATCACCGGCAGGGTAACCCTGTAACCTGCGCGGCGTCCAATGCGAGCGCAGGAAGTCACCGTCAGCGGCCGGCTCGCGCGGCCCGGCGGGCACCCGGCCGCCGGGGGCCGGGGGCGGCGGCACGGCGGCCAGCCGCCCGATCGCCTCGTTGATCGCCTCCCGGTTAGGGTCGCCGTTATCGTCGACCAGCCGGGACAGGTCGATCAGCTCCAGCGCCCCGTCAGGGTTGGCGAGCCGCCCGGCGGCGGCGGCGCGGAACTCAGCCGCCGCGATCTTCGCCCCGGCCGCCTTGACGGCCTCGGCCTTGCCCTGCTCGCGGGCCTCGGCGATCGCCCGCTCCTGGTCGGTCATGTGCTGCGCCTGGAGCTGGGTGAGCTGGCCCTCCGCCTCGCGGGCGCGCTTGCGCTCCCGCTCTATCGCGGCCTCCAGCCGGGCGATGCGCGCGGGCGCGTCCTCATCGGCAGGCGGCTCGGGGTTCTGCTGGTCCGGGGGCGGGGCCGGTGGCTCCGGGGCCGGGGGCGGGGCCGGTGGCTGTGGTGGCCCGTTCGGGGTGGTCATGTCCCGATCGTAACGCTGCGCGCGGAGCGGGGACCCGTACGGCGTACGCGCGGGCGGCGCGGCGCTGGGCGGCGCGGCTGTAGACGCGGCTGGAGATCTCCGGTGAGGCGGTGCACCGGCAGTTCGATACGATGATCCCGTCTGCCTCATACCAGCCCTCAGCCGTCTGGAAGTTGTACAGGACATGCGCCCCGTAGACCCGGCTCGTCTCGGTCACGCGATCGAGGTATACCGCTCCGGCAAGACGATCGAGCAGACTGCGGCCGAGGTCGGCATCGACCCCTCGGTCGTGTCGGCCGCCTTGCATGCCAGCGGCGTCGAACTTCACCCGCGCGGGCCGAGCCCCTTCCGCATATCCTTGCCCGCTGACACCCTCCAGCGGTACCGCGCGGGCGAGTCGGTGCTCTCGATCGCCCGGCGGCTCGGCGTATCGCGCCCGGTGATCACACGCTACCTGCTCCGCGAGGGCGCCGAGATCCGCGGCCCCAGCGATTCCATGCGGGTACGCGCGGCACAGATGACCGCCGGGGAACGCTCCGCCCTGGCCGCCGCCGCCCACGCCGCTATCCGGGGCAAGCGGCGCTCGGACGCTAGCCTTGCCGGCCGTGCGCTGGCCCGCCAGCACCAGCCGCCGCCCCCCTCGCCAGGCGAGGCCGCGCTCGCAGCGTGGCTGTCCGAGCGCGGTCTGCAAGTCACTCCGGAGCTGGCCGTCGGCAAGTACAACCTCGACCTGGCCATCGCCGGCAGCCGCATCGGCGTGGAAGTCCTCGGGGGACACTGGCATCACGACAGCGCCAGACACTGCCATCGCATCCCATACCTGCTCGGCGCGGGCTGGCATCTCCTGTACGTCTGGAACACGCGCCGCCAGCCGCTGGCCCCGGCCGCCGCAGACTACATTCACTCCTTCGCGGAGCAGTCCTGCCGCGACCCAGCCGCGATCCGTCAGTACCGGGTGATTCGGGGTGATGGCGAGCTGGTGGCCGCCGGCCGTGCGGGCGATGACGATTTCCCCGTGACCGACGCGCCGGAAGCCGGCCTCCGCTAGCGGCCCGCGCACTAGTGTCTGCCCCGGCACGCAGTGCGCATGCGCCTGGAATCCTGCGTTCGCGGGGATGTAGCCCCGGTCGGCGATGAGGCGGCAGAACTCGCACGCCGACGGGCGGGTCACCCGGACGGCGCGGCCGGTGAGCCGGTCATCGGTGGCGGCGCCGTGCAGCACCGTGGCGTTCGCGGCGCGGAACGGCTCGGACGCCGAGAGCCGGTTGAGCCACTCGGCGGCGGCCCGCGCGGCGACTTCCGGGGGCGCGCCCGCTGCGGTGCGGGCGGCGTACACGCCGGGCGCCAGCCCGGTCAGGTCCGCGACGGGGACGCCCGCCGCCGACGTGCCCGCCACCGGGGGCACCGCGAACGGCGCCACCTCGCCGACGGGGACCCCCGTCGCCTCGGCGAGCAGCGCCTCCAGGTAGGCGGCGGCCTCGGCGGCGGCGGTCTCCTGCGCGACGGGGATCCACGTCCCGGCGGCGCGGCCGGCCAGCCCGATCGTCGCCAGCGCGTCAGCGGGGTCGAACTGCTGGAGCCACAGCGTGCGGACCCGGCCCAGCGCCTGCCCGGTGACGGCGGCGAGCCGCGCCCGGTACAGCGCCGTGACCGCGGCGCTCACGCCGACGGCGCCCCGGTGGGCGTGGTCGCGGGCGGCCCGGCCGGGGCGGTGCCCCCGGCGGCGAGCAGCCGCGCGTAGGCGGCATCCGGCGCGCCGAGCATCGCGCTGGACGCGGTCGCGCGGGCGGCGTCCTCCTGCGCGGCCAGCGTCCGCCAGCGGCGCACCTCCTGCTGGGTCGCGCCCCACTTCTCCCACAGCACCTCGGTCGGGACGCTCAGGTTGCCGAGCTTGAGCAGCGCGTCGGCGAGCTGCGCCAGGCTCCGGGTCTCGAAGTCCGCCCAGATGGTCTCGGCGGCGATGTCGGCGGCGGCCGGGTTCCCGGTCATCCGGAACGCGGTGCGGATGACCTCCTCCCAGTCCTCGCCGACGTGCCGCGACCGGCGGGACACCTTCGCGACCAGCCCCGCCTCCGCCGCCGTGATCGCGTCGGCGGACAGGTTCGCGATCTGCCCCAGCAGGTAGTGCGGCGGCGTCTGGGTGATCGCCGCCATCATGTTCACGTCCTGCTCGACCGCCGACAGGTACCCCGCGAGGCTGCCCTCGGCGATCGACCCGATCCGCGCGTCCGGGTTCTCGGAGACGAGCAGCCGGTTCGCGCCCACGTTGAACGGCGCGACGAGGCGGACCTGCTGGCCGTTCTCGTCCTCGCTGATGACCTTCCGCGCCAGCTTCACGCCGGTGGCCCAGATCTGCCGGAACGCGCCGTAGTCGACGCCCACCATCCGGGCGAAGATCGTGGTGTTGATGCGGTCCTGGATCGGCACCGCGGACTTGATCTCCGACCGGGGCGGGCGGCCGGTGCGGGGCTGCGGGATGACCTCGATCATGCCGACCTCGCCCGCCGGGTTGCCCTCGATCACCGGGTCCGGCTCATCCGGCTCCCAGGTGGCGATCACGTCCGGGGTGATCAGCACCTCCCAGTCCTGCCCGTGGTCCTCCTCCTCGGTGAACCGCTTGTACCCGGCGATGCGGCGCCGCGCGCTGCCCGGCTCGTACAGCACGGTGGCCTGCTGCGGTGACTCCACGGTGATCGCGACGCCCGTCGGGTTGTCGGCGTCGGGCTGCACCAGCACCGGGCAGGACCCCGTGATCAGCGCGTCGGTCTGCGCGAGCTCGGCGTCGGCGTCCATCTGCGACGCCTGCCAGATCGCCCAGGCGTCCTCATCGGCGCCCTGGAACCGGAACCCGGTGACCGTCAGCCGCTCCGCGACCGCGTTCACGACCAGCTCGATCCAGTTCGCGCCGGACTCCCGCAGGAACCGCTGGAACGTGCGCCGCTCGTCGGTGTCCAGCAGCGCGACGATGTCCTCCTCACCGTCGTAGTACGCCTGGAACATCGCCGCGCGGGCAGCCTGGTAGTCGAGCTTGCGGGCGGCGCGGGCGCGCAGCTCGCCCAGGTACGCGATCAGGTCAGGGGTCGTCATGGCATCCTCCGTAAGAAGCCAGCAGCCTCGTAGTCCTCAGTGTGCTCCCCGGCGTGCCGCAGCGCCCGGTCCAGGCCCATCACCGCCGCGACCATCCCGTCGATCTTCTCCGCGCTCCTAGCCTTGTCCAGCTTCAGGTTCCCCGCCGGGTCGGTGCGGGTCACCGCGTTCGACGCCTCCCACCGGGCCAGCGGGTTGCCTCCGTGCCGGTAGCTGCCCTGCTTCACCAGCCGCAGCAGCTCCTTCGTCGGCGCCGACATCGACGCGAACCCCTGCCCCATCTGCACCAGCGGCCAGCCGTCCTCGGTGAGCTGGGTCGATAGCTGGGTCGCGCCCCACCGGTCGAACGCCACGTCAGTGATGCCGAACACGACACGGTCAGCGGCGAGGGCCTCGGTGATCGCGTCGTAGTCGATGACATTGCCCTCGGTCAGCGTCAGGAACCCCGCCGCTACCCACTGCTCGGCCTGCCCCCCGGTGCGCCGCGACAGGTCCCGCAGCGCGTCGGCGGGCGCGAAGTGCCGCCAGATCACGTCGTGGCCCCCGGCCCCGTCGGGGAAGTCCAGCGCATACGCCGCCAGGTCGGACGTCGAGGCCAGGTCCAGTCCGGCGTAACAGGTCCGGCCAGCCAGCGCCCCGGCCATGTCCCGCGTCGCCACCGGCCCCGCCGACGCATCCCAAGCGAGCATGTCAATGGCGCGGCCGACGCGGGCCACCGGCTCGTTCAGCCGGTACTGGCGGAACGCCCGCTCGGCCGCCGGGTTCCCGACCGCCAGGCGGCACTCCGACGCCAGCGTGCGGAACTCGAGAAAATCGCCGAGGGCCGGGTTCGCGATCTTCCACGTCCGGGGCCTGGTCCAGTCGGCGCCCTCCGGGGCGGCGTGCATCACTACGAGCCGCTCCGGGTCAAGGCCGGGGTCCGCGAGCACCTTCTCCGACCACTCCCGCTCAGTCGCGGCGAACGAGACCGGGTCGTTCTCGGCGGTAGTCGCCATCAGCAGCAGCGGCTGCGCCCGCGCCCCGAACCCGGTGCGGATCGCGTCGTACAGGTCCCGGTCAGGCTGGGTCAGCAGCTCATCCAGCACGGCGGCCGACGGGTCGACGCCGAGCGCCCCGGCCGCGTCCCCGGCGAGCACCGCGTACATGCTCGACGTCGACTCATCCACGATCCGGCCCGCCGACGGGATCGTCTCCAGCCGCTCGGCGAGGACCGGCGAGTTGCGGACCATTGCCCGCGCCGCCCGGTACACGAGGCTGGCCTGGTCCTTGTCCAGCGCCAGGCCGTACACCTCCGCCGCGTACTCCCCGTCAGCGACCAGCAGGTACAGCACGATCCCGGCGAGCAGCTCGGTCTTGCCGTTCTTGCGCGGGACGAACAGGTACAGCACCCGGTAGCGGCGCACGTAACGGCCCCGCCCCGCGTCCCAGATGACCTCGCCGAACAGCGGGAACAGCACCTCGCGGCGCTGCCACACCGCCGGGATGAACGGCACCCGCGCCCAGTCGCCCTTGGTGTGCGTCAGCAGCTCGGTGAAGAACGCCAGCACGTGCCGCTCGCGGGGGTGGCAGCGGTGCGGCCCCCGGCGGCGGCAGCGGTGCACCGCCTGCCCGTCATCGAACGCGAAGCCGCATACCGGGTCCACGTCACTCGCCGGGCGGGTCCTGCGGGCCGGGCGCGGCGCGGCGATCGCGCAGCCACGCGAGCCACCGCCTCAGCAGGTCACGGATCTTGGTCATGGCGGCGGTTACCCTCCGGTTAGCAGGCGCCGGGCGTCGGTGCCGTGCACGTGGTGGTGGACCTGGATCCCCGAGCGCGCCGACGGGGTGAGGCCGAACTCCCGCGCCATCACCCGGACCTCGGCGGCGGCATCGCGGACCTGGGCATAGAGCGGGTTCCTGACTGCAACCCCGTCGCGGACGGAGACGGGCGGGGTCCGCGCAGCCATGTCGGCGACGCGCCGCCACCGGGCAACCGACTCGCAGTAGACCGCGAGGACCGTGGTGTCGGCGGCGGTGAGGGTGCCCATCGCCTCCAGGTGCGGCGCGACCCGCTCCCACTCCTCGACGGCCAGCGCCGACAGGTAGCCCGGCCGGACGGCGGGGCCGTCGGCCGGCTGCGGCTCGTTGACGTTGACCCGGCTCGGCTTGGTTCCCTTCAGCAGCTTGAGCCGGGTCGGCGCAGGCGCCGGGCCTCGCAGTCCCAAGCTAACTTCCGGGCGCGGGTGGCGCGGACGGCGCGGCCCCGGATGCCCGCCGAGCGGCGGGCGGCGGCCTGGCTGCCGTGCCGGGAGCGGATCCGGCCGGTGGCCCGCTGGACGACGGCCCAGTTGCCGGTGCCGGGGTCCTTGACCGGCTTGTGGGCGACGCGGAAGCGGTTCGCGGGTGCCATGGGCGGTCCTTCCCGTTCTGGCAGGCGATCTGAGGCCCATTATCGACGGCCGGCCGGAAATGGGAAAACCTGTCCGGGCGCCGACGGCTA